TGTAGTCAGGGTTCATGTTGGTCATTGGTCTGGTCCTTTCGGTTTGAAATTTAGCTAAAACATTTTAGCTAATTAGTGGCTTGGATATACTACTAACTCTACTTTTTTGTCCCAACACTTACGGCAATCACCGCATTCATTGGCGTTATCAGGTGCATGGCAAGTATAGTCACCATTAGTTGTAACACCCGACATATGCTTAACACGTTTAGGTAATGGCCCGTTAATCATATGAGCAGAATGTCGGATCAATAGATTATCTGGAACTGGTCTATTATTTTTTAGAACCATACTTGTTTCCCTTGTGGGTAGCCAATGCTTTAAGAAGGGTGTTTGTTCTACCACATCGTATATTTTATTTAGATGCCAGATACCTAATATATCTCCGCTATCATGCCACCTAAAGTATGCACATTCAAAATTAGCTTTATCCTCTAACTCCTTCATTTCATTTGCGTTTGGTAATCTGTGTTCATTGCAGAAAAAGAAATCAATTTGTTCTGTCAATGCCTGTTTGAATTGTTTATCAAACGTATGTTTAAGTAGATATACCATAGCATCAACCCATTCAGGCTTGTGTATACCTACCACACGTTTTGTCTGGGCAATCTGAACAGATGGATACCCATAGTTTGCCCGTTCATTTGCATAGCAGATTTCACACGTTGATCCCTTAACTCTGGCAAGAATTTGCCCTATGGTACATCCGAATTGAGGTGGCACTTGCCAGCCCCTATCCTTACAAATCCGCTCTACAAATTTACCTTCGGCGGCAGGTAGTCCATAACAATTTCCCGGCATTTTGCTAGTGTCTCCAAGTGTACCGGCAATTTCTAGTGACTGTTTAAGACTGTTGATGTTCATGGTTCTCATCCATTTCTGTTACATCTACAAACATTAAATGTTCGTGCGTATCATATGCTTTCATATGTGCATCATAAGGGCTATTGGCTTGCACTATTACACTATCGGGATAGTCTATACCAATAGCACCTATACGCCTGCCTTTTCTCCATGATACTCTATACGTTTTCATTTATTTCCTCCAGATAATCTTCGGTTTCAAAGTAACACACATCGGCTTCGGTGGTAAAGGCATCTTTATTCTTAATGCCTTCCGCTATCCGCCTGTTGAGTTCATTACGTTGTTCAACAGTCAATTCATCCATCCATGTCTTATACTGAGTACCTAAAACTCGCCATATCTTGTATTCAATATCTGAAATGTAGTTTATAGACATTTAATCCTCCGCTTTCGTTTTAATTTCTGATATTTCAACCAATAGTTCTGCCAGTTTATTCGCATTTAAGTGTCCACTGACAGACGTATCATTGCCTAATCCATCCAGATCATACCAATCACCATCAGGATAGAATACAGCCACCTCACACGTTTCTCCAGCGGTGGAATATGTAAACACTTCTTGCTGAATTGAGATAGACATTCCATTATTGAATGTTAATTTCATTTTGTCTGCCTTTTCATGTTGCGTAAGTTATGTTTAAACAACAGTTCTTCCACCCGTTGATGGTTTTCTTCCGCCGTATCTCTACTGTCGAACCAATGTTTGTATGTTGCCCAATCCATTGGAGGCAGATTGTGGGTCTCGCATTTTTCAACGTGATAATTGTAGTCTTTCATGCGACGTTTCGCCCATTCTTCTTGTGTTAATTCGACCATAACTTTATCCTTTCAATTTTCTGGGACATCCCAGATTTATTTGTCCGGCGTTATAAAATCCAATGCGCCATACAGATATTGGTGCATTTCCCTGCCTGTCATAAAAGGCGTTACAGTTAATGCGTAGTAAGGTTTCGTCTGGTCAGACATTCGCAAACAATACTTATTATTTCCGCCTTTAGACCAGTATAATTCCATTTGATCTGCCTCATTCAGCTTGGCGTTAAGGCGATCCAACTGATTTTGCAGCGTTGTCTTGGTAATTCGATAAGTCATTATTCACATGCCTCCGCTATCCATGCACCTAAAGCCATTACGGCAAAGGGGATTCCAAATGTCAGTGGGAAAACATCCCATTGTTCAAAACAAAATCCATATATGCCTACCAGTACGGCGGCAAACATTAGGACTATGCAAGTTACTCGCATGATTTTAAACATATTTTATTCCTCTTTTGCTATAGTTGGCGTGTTGAAATTACCGTTTCTGATGTCTGTAATTCGTTGGTCTTTGTCAAAATACTCGACCTTAAGTATTTCAACACCAGCCTCTATCAGACCGGCGATGTATGCCGTGGCTTCTTCGAGAGTGCCTTCACAACCGACGAATGCCTTGTGTGGGGTTTTCACCTCATATCGGACCATCTTCTTCCTCCAGTTAATGCCATTCAACGTGGCGTATCTCACCAACGCTTTCGAAGTCAGTGTCAAATCTTTTATAAGCTTCGCTATCTAATTTAGCATCGCTCCACTCAGGATCAGCTTGCATATCAAATTGTATTGCGAAGCCATCACAGGTTGTATATATAGTGCAGGTTTTCATAGTCATTTTATTTTCCTTCTCTTTGGTTCATATCTTCAAGACGATCTTTTGCCCATTCTCCATAGACGCCAGCATCTGTGGCACGTGTTACGAAGACTTTTAGTGCTTCCCAAAATGATGTAAAATACTCGTCCTCAATTAGCACGTCCAGCCCTTCCTTGGCAAAGCTACCAACGCAATAGCTCTTATTCTCCAGTTTCCAGAAATAGACGGGACGCATATCTTTATCGTTGCCATTTCCAATAAGGGTATCAATTTTCAACATTTTATTTTCCTTCCTCAATCCTTAGAGCAGCCGCACAAATTTGTTCGTATTCCGATTGAAAGGGTTCAGCAAATCGAAATTCATTGTCCATCATCTGAATTTCACATTTTCTTTCCCAAAGTTTGAACACGAGTTGATCCTTAGTTATGGGATAATTGCCAATAAATTTATCGGCAAGGTTTGGGTTAAGAACAAAAGGAATATCAGGGGGCAATGTCTTACCCATTGGCGGATTGTTAATAATTTCCCGCCATTTAGCTCTCAGCTTCTTCATTTTCTTGGGTGTCATTTTCTTTCTCCAATTTAGTTAAAATGTTTTAGCTAATTTCCCGCAACTTTCTTTGTTTCATTGTTTCCAGATAATCCTGCCAGCGTTTTCTGGCAAAGTATTTTCTGGTTTCTTGTTCTTGGTGTAGAGCAATCTGCCTATCCCTGATGGCGAACTCTTTCTCTGTTTCGCTCATTACTCTGGGCATATCCTCATGGCTGCTGCGAACTCTCAGCAAGTTTCCAGCTTCGAACTCTGGATAGTATGGTCGTGCTTTCATTTTCTCATTCCTTCTAAAATGTTAGGTCTATCCACACGATAGTTTCGCCCTTCAGCCATATACAACGGCTGATGTCATCCCAATCGTCGCACATATACCTTTTTTCATAACGACAGTATTCGCCACGGAGGTATACTTTTTTCGATGTTTCCTTGCGCCAGAACATCTCTCCGGCCTTGATGTCTTTTTGTCTCACTTTCTCTCTCCGATTTAGTTAAAATGTTTTAGCTAATTTCTCTTGTTTCTCAACATTTTTGATCTTGACTTATAATCGCATGGATTGCCCTCCATTGCAATAGCCTTGCCCACCTTTATTTGCCCTCCATTGGGTGCATGTATGACCGTACTGGGCACACTTATGACCGTACTGAGTGGGTGCATGTATGACCGTATTGGTGAATTTAGTTAAAATGTTTTAGCTAATTTGACTGGGTGCATGTATGACCGTATTTTTTTCAAAAAAATTTTGCACAAAAAAATCCCCCCGATCCCGAAGGACCGAGGGGTTTAGTTGATCCCGAAGGACCGAGGGGTTTAGTTGGCTATTCTACTTTTTGAATTAGTCCGTCGCACATTGTGACATATGCGAAGAATTCCCGACCGGGTAATCCCGTAATGGCTGGCCGGTGCGCTACTGCGAAGCTTCCGGTCGATTTATATTCAGGACCGAATAGCGACGTTTCCTGATAGACCAAACGCTGGCCAATATTCTCTTTCAGCTCTTTTTTCGATTTGTAACCTGTAACTAGCATAGTCATGATTTTTTCCTTTCAAGAAAAATGGGGGAGACCCAATGCCTCCCCCGATGGTTGTTAGGCCGTTAACCCGGAAGCTTCCCACGCATCGTTTTGCAGGTCTACCATATCCCAGCCATTTTGGTTGGCCAGTAACAGCAGTTCGGTCCAGATTTCCACGACCTGCGCCCGGTCCATCTTCGGTAAATCGTTTATGTTTACCGCTGGCTTTCCGGCCTTGGTTTCGGCCTTTTTAGTATCGGCCTTAGTATCGGCCTTTTTGGTTTCGGCCTTTCCGGTCCGTACTCTCTCTTTCCGTTGGTTCTCTTTTTCCCAACGCATCGCCGATGTTTTCAGACTGTTAAGGGTAGAGAATTTCCTACCCTTCTCAGCGGCGAATGTTTCGAAAGCCTCGATCAGTTTCGGGTTCATAACCAACCATACACAATTGGACCGGAGTGTATTTTTGTAATCCGTATCCTTCACAGTCTCCAACAATCGACCGGCATTGGCGTCAATCTTCCCGGCCTCAACTGCCTCTTTAACTGCCTTGTCTGACCAACGCTGTAAACCCAAGGCTTGCATCGTTGCGACGGTGAGCTTTCCGATTTCCAGATAGACCGGACGGCGGTTGGTTTCCCTAGTGTGATCAGTTCCAGACCAAGACTTTGCTGTTTTGTTTACAGCATCGACGGTGGCCTTGTTGACCAGAGATACGGAAAATTTGATTTCTTTTGTCATAGTATAGTCCTTTTTAAAAACCCGGCGACCCAACGTCGTCCGGTACCCCATTTTATAAACGAAGCAGGAATATAGGTCAACAACTATATAACCCGTTGATATATAACGACAATTAGCTAAAACATTTTAACTAATTTCCGATTTTTGGGTGAATTCCGTTCATCATCATATGTTTGCCAATGTCGTCCTGAATATTCCAGTTTATGTATGAAAAGGCATATATTCCGTTGGTTTTTAGCCAATACAGACACAATCTGGACTATATAATCCGCCATCGTCGTCCATTACTTGGGCTTTTCAAGTATTCGCAAGTATAGATTTAGTATTCGCAAGTATAGACCCAGTATTCACCAAGTATAGATTTAAGGTATCTGTTTTTTTACTTGGCGAATACTTCATAGTACCTTTTTGGGGGGTACGAAAAAAATTTTGCCTCATGCGCACAGGGAGAATCCCAATGGAAGGAAAATTATCAAAAATAACAGGGTCAAAATAAAAAAAAAAGATATCTATAGTGTTGCATAAATACCACAGGGCGGTACTAATTAGTTACTTTATAGTATTTTTATAATATATTTTATATATCTCTATTGTAGAACTATACAGTATAGTGTATAATATTACTATGGAGAATTTAAATAGTAACTATATAGAAACATACATCAACCTTCAGGGATTGTTATCCCAAGGTGTTAACACTCAATGTAATGATGACTTCCTTTCTTTTGTTAGACTGATGGCACCTACCATTGTATCCGACTTTAGAATGGGTCGCCACATTGAAGTTATATCAGATAAACTGCAACAGGTACAGGATGGTCAAATAAAAAGACTGATGGTGTTTTTACCACCTCGGTCCTCCAAGTCTGTTGTATGTTCCAAACTGTTTCCCGCATGGTATCTTGGTAGAAACCCTGAACATGAGATACTCAGTATATCTCATAGTGATCAGCTTGCCAGTGACTTTGGTAGATCAGTCAGAGACATAGTAAACACTGAAGAATACCAGAAGATATTCAGAGGGGTGGCCCTACGCAGTGATGTCAGGGCAGCAGGTAAGTGGAAAACAAACCATAATGGAACCTACTATGCCGCTGGTGTCCGATCCCAGATTGCAGGTCGAGGCGCACATGTGGCAATCCTAGACGATGCAATGTCGGAAGAGGATGCTATCTCCAGTGCAGGTAGGCGTTTCATCAAGGAATGGTATCCTGCTGGTCTGAGAACACGTATCATGCCTGACGGGGCTATCGTAATAATCAACACCCGATATCACTATGATGACCTCTGTGGCTGGCTTCTCAAGCAACAGGAGAACATGTCCGACTATGAAACTATACCGTGGGAGGTAGTGAAGATACCGGCATGGCTGGATGAGGACGCCTCAGAACTACTGGACCTTCCCATAGGAACAAGCTACTTTCCAGAGTGGAAACCGAATCGGGTACTGCGAATGGACGAAAGTGAGATCAAGGCCAGCAACGGAAGCCGGTACTGGAACTCACTGTACATGCAAGACCCCACGCCGGAAGAGGGTGGTCTCATAAAGAAACGCTGGATACAGGATTGGGAATATGAAGACCCGCCCAACTGTGAGTTTGTTATACAGACATACGATACTGCCTTCTCCACTTCTACCACCGCTGACTACAGCGTAATACAAACATGGGGCATATTCTACATGTATGACCAAGATGAGGAGGGCAGAGAGGACTTTGCAGCCCACCTGATACTTCTTGGCAACATCAAGGGACGCTATGAGTATCCAGAACTACGACGGCTGGCGCAGAAACTATACAATGAACATAAGCCTGATGTCTGTATGGTGGAGAAGAAGGCATCCGGTCAATCGCTCATACAGGATATGCGTAGAGCGGGACTCCCGGTAATGGAATATAATCCTGACAGGGATAAGGTATCCAGAGTTTATGCGGCCAGCCCCATCATGGAGGCAGGTAGGCTATGGATACCCAAGAGTAAGAAGTGGGCGGATGATCTCATTGAAGAACTGATACGTTTTCCCAATGCGGCCCATGATGACCAAGTGGACGCCCTGACAATGGCAGTGCATTATATGAAGGAATCATGGCACCTTTCCCATCCTGAAGACCCCGAAGAAGAAGAGGATCGGGTAAGAGGGGGAAGGGCAACATACTGGAATGTCTGATAAAGATTTGGGATTTAGCAATTTATGTGCTATAATTAATGCAGGGAACAAATTTTGAATAGGGAAATAAATGGCTACTGAAAGAAATCCATACGATATAATGCCAGAAGAAGTTGGCAATGTTGTTGCCATGCCTGTGGAAGAAGAGGCCAATGCAACCTTTGAGCTTGATCCTTCAGACGGTGGTGTTATTGTTGACTTCTCTGAAGAGACTGTAGAGATGGAAGCATCAGAAGATGTTGCCGAATGGTTTGGTGATATGTCTGAACTTCTTGAAGAAGATGAACTAAATGATATCGCCAACGATGTTATTGAAAACTATCAGTCTGATAAAGATTCCCGTGCTGAGTGGGAGTCCATGTTTGAGAGTGGCTTTGACCTTCTCGGCCTTAAACTGGAGCAGGGTTCGGAACCCTTTGAAGGTGCATGTACCGCTGTACATCCCCTCCTGATTGAGTCGGCAGTCAAGTTCCAATCCAAGGCTTCCGGTGAGCTATTCCCATCAAGCGGTCCTGTCAAGGCACAGATACTTGGTAGCTCAGATACTGAAAAAGAATTACAGGCCAACAGGGTTCAGAACTTTATGAACTATCAGGTAACGGAGCAGATGCCCGAATACTTTGATGAGTTTGAAAGAATGCTGTTCCATCTTCCGATTATCGGATCGGCGTTTAAAAAGCTGTATTATGACGCCACGACCAAGCGTCCTAAATCTGAGTTTATTCCTATTGATCAGTTCTATGTGTCGTACTATGCAACTGATCTGTCTAACGCAGACAGGTACACACATGTAATCTACCGTAGTCCTGTAGAAATAGCACGAGATATTAATGCTGGTGTTTATCAGGGCGTTGATCTTCCCGTACCGTCATCTAATAATATTACGACCTTTGCAGAGAAGATGGATACAATTATTGGATTGTCTCCCTCCTCTGATAGTGATCCTCAGTATGTGTTGCTGGAACAACACTGTTATCTTGATATTGAAGAGGAAGATATTCCTCTTCCCTATATTGTTACTGTTGAGAGTCAGTCTCGACAGATACTAAGTATTCGTAGAAACTATAAGCAAGACGATCCAAACAAAGAGAAAATAGAACATTTCGTTCATTACAGGTTTGTACCGGGCTTTGGTTTTTACGGATTAGGTCTTATACATTTCCTTGGTAATTTGACTATGAGTGCTACTGCGGCAATGCGTTCGCTGATAGATGCAGGGCAGTTTGCAAATCTACCGGGAGGATTTAAGGCCAAGGGAG